AATATTCCGGTTGGTGCTGCCAGTTTCGAGCAGGCTAATTTGTTGTATGGCCGTGCACGGCAGATGTGTACGCATGAGGCCAGTCCGTTAGCCCCCTACATCGAGGCTTACGATACCGAGTTGATGTTCCGTGACGGTCGTCCGGGGCGGATGTATCGGGTCGCTGCGGAGGCTGGAACCCAAGACGGTGGTTTGCCGACGTTGTTCCTGGCAGACGAAGTGCACGAGTGGACCGGTAAGAAAGCTCGGGTGCATCTCGTTATCAGCAACGGTTTGACTAAGCGGACTCCGCCGGGGCGGAACCTCAACCTCTCCACTCCCGGTTCGTATAACACGATCAACGATACCCCTGCGGGGCTGTTGCATCAAAAGGGGTTGAAGATCCAGTCTGGTGAGGATGAGGCGGGGCGGTACCTGTTTAGCTGGACTCACGCTGATCCTTCCGACTATGACCTTTCGGATCCGGTAGAGTTGGAGGAAGCGACGAGGGTTGCTAATCCTTCCGCTTCTGATGATCGAATTGAAGCGCTGATTGACCGATATGCGGAGATTCCGGAACACGAGTATGCCCGGTACCATCTGGCGAACTGGTTGTCTTCTACAGACCGATGGTTGCCCGCTGGCTTGTGGGATGCGCTGCCGACTCAAACCCTCTCCGGGGGCGAGGATATCGTCCTTGGCTTCGACGGGTCCTATTCGGGCGATTCGACTGCTCTTGTTGCTTGCAGCGTTGAAGACCCTTGTCTGGTACTGCTTGGCCTTTGGGAGCGTCCAGAGGACGCTAGGCAAGGTTGGGTTGTACCACGGGAAGCAGTGTCAAAAGCTGTTGCTGACGCTTTCCAACGCTTTAACGTCAGAGTGATGGCTTGCGATCCCCCTGGCTGGCATCGTGAAATTGATGAGTGGGCAGACACCTACGGTGAGACTGTCGTAATTCATTGGGCTACGAACGTGCGTAAGCGTATGGCAGAAGCTTGTTCTCGGTTCTTTACATCAGTTTCCTTGGGTGAGATTGCGCACGACCACGACCCGTCGCTGTCTAGACATCTTGACAATTGCGTAACGAAAGATACCCCGCAAGGGACGCTGATCGTTAAGGATGTCACGTCGAAGAAGATTGATGCGGCGGTGGCCGCTGTTGTGGCCTACAACGAAGCTTGTGTGGTTGGCGATGAACCGCCCGAACCGCAGCTAAATATATCTTTCCTTTAGGAGTTAGTTCTTGTGTCTATTCTTGTAGCGGTACTAGTTGGGATGGGGGTGTCGGCTGTTGTGGCCGGTGTTGCCCTGATTCATCCCCCTAGCGCTTTCATTGTCGCTGGTGCGTTCTTGATAGGTGCTGGTGCTTTGAACGTCGATGACGGGTCGGGTGTCCAATGAAACTAGGTAAGCGGTTGGTGAGTAGGTATTCCCTGACTCAGTACGTGCAGGACGTTGGTGCGACCTTTAACGGTAACCCCTTGGGCGCATACCAGACCTATGACACGAACGGTATTGGGATTGAACCTCCCCGCATGGACTACGACCGTAACGTGGCAATGTGGCAAAGTGATCCCATTGTGTACACTGTCGTCCAGACTCGGTTGCTGGCGTTCTCCGAAGTGTATTTCCAGTGGTTAGGTATCCAGTCTGACGGCCAGCCGGGGAAGCTGTTTGGCACCAAGGAGTTAGATATTCTCGAAACTCCGTGGATCAACGGGACCACCGGCGATCTGTTGGCGTGGATGGAATTGGACGCATCCTTCGCCGGTAACGCCTATATCTGGAGGGACGGGGACCGACTGCAACGTTTGCGCCCTGACCTTGTAGATATCCTGATTGGTGACTCTTCGGGGAATCAGGTTCCCTCAACCGCTCTTGGCGCTGAGGTGGCTGGGTATGTCTACTACCCTGACGGTAGGGACAACGGTCTTGGCGGCAAGAACGATGGTGTTCTGCTGGCTCCGGGCGAGGTTGCGCACTATGCGCCTATTCCGGATCCGAACGCTTACGCTCGTGGCATGTCGTGGCTACAGCCGGTCATACGGGAAGTGTCAGCCGATCAACTAATGGTGGAACATCGGAACAACTTTTTCCAAAACGCTGCCACTCCGAACATGATCGTTAAGACCGGTCAGAACCTCACGGAAGAGCAGCGGAACCTTTTTGAACGGCGGATGTCCGCCAAACATGAGGGGTCACGGAACGCCTATAAGACGATGCTCCTTGAGGGTGGCGCTGACGCTACTGTTGTGGGTTCTGATCTTTCTACCGCTTTCGTTTCTGTGCAGTCCGCTGGGGAAAACCGCATAACGTCTGCAGCTGGTGTGCCCGGTATCATCGCTGGTCTTAAAGCTGGCTTGGACGCTGCGACCTATAGCAACTATGGGCAGGCACGTAGGCGGTTCTTGGACCTTACGGTCCGGCCGTTGTGGCGCATGGCGGCGGGTGCTCTCGCTACGCTCGTCAAGTCTCCCTCGGATGCTCGCCTTTGGTACGACGATCGGTACGTGGCTGCACTGCAGGAGGATGCGCAAGACGCTGCGAACATAGCCCAGACTAAGGCGACGACCGTTAGTACGTTGGTGAACGCTGGTTTCGATCCTGATGCTGCAGCCCAAGCTGCCAGCACGGGTCTTATTAACACGGTGGTTGGGCATCACTCGGGGCTTACCTCGGTCCAGTTGGTCGGTCCGGACGACGGTCAACCGGTTGCGGACAGTTCCGAACCGGAGGCTCGAGCCGCTGACGAGGCGGATCCGATAGCGGAAGCCCGCCAACGTGCTGAGGTCATTCAAAAAGTTTACCTAGGGGTAGGTGCTGCGGTCACCACCGAGGAAGCAAGGCTGTTGTTGGCAGAGGCTGGTATAGAGCTGTTGCCGGACGGTCTGCAGGAATTGGAGGGCGAACCGGCAGAAGATCCGGTCCTGCCCGTTGTTGATGTCGAAACGACCGAAACGGTCGAGATAGTAGAGGAAGAGGGCTCTAATGATAACGAGGACCTTTGATCTTTCAGATTTGACGGTTCGTTCCGAGGGTGACGGTAGGACTATCGTGGCATACGCTGCGGTCTTCAACACTCCTGCGGAGATCCGTGACCACGACGGTCACTACAACGAGACTATTGACCCGACTGCGTTTAACCGGACGCTCGCTGATAATAAGCCGGGCACGTTTCGTGCGTTGTTCAATCACGGGATGAGTTTGCACGGTACCCCTTCGGATCGTTTCTCGATGCCGTATGGGGTTGTGCAGGACGCCAAGGTGGACGCCTATGGCCTTCTGACCACGACGAGAGCTTCCGAGACTGATCTTGGTGACGAGGTTTTGCAGTTGGCTAAGGACGGTGCACTGCAAGGGTTTTCGTTTAGCGCTCAGTCGATCAAGTCCGAGCGTAGGGACCCTATGCCCGGTGCTGGCATCGACACCATCCACCGTCAAGAGTTCGCATTGAACGAGTTCGGTCCGGCCGTATTCCCGGCCTACAGAGAGGCTGAACTAGTAGGAGTGAGATCTAACCCTGCCACCGAAGATGGCGAGCAGGATAGAAACACTGACCCGTTGGTTGATCCCCAGCATTCGGTGTTGGCAATGACAGACACAGAGCTAGCCCAATACCGGGCACTGCTCGTCATCAAAGGAATTGATAAACAATGAGTATCGAAAAGATTGTGGCTCGTATGGCCACTCTTCGGGATGAGATGTTGACGTTGGCTGAGATGCCCGCCGATGAGCTCTCCGAAGAACAAGCAGAGACTCTTAGGGCTGGCGTTGCTGACCTTGAAGAGCTCGAAACCCAGCGTGTTGAAGCCCAAGAGAAGGTTGACCAGATTGCACGGCTCAAGTCGTTTGATCTTTCCCCCTCGAAGGTTGAGACTGTTGATCGTGCGACTGGTGTCACTGTTGACGCTGATAGCACTAGCAATCCTTGGGATGCTGCTGCGGTAACCCGTGCAGCTGCGGAGGGTAACGTTGCGGAACTGCACTCACGTGCGTTGTCCGCTGCTGAAACCACTCCGGGTGCCGATGACGGTGCACGTGAAGGACTCACCCAGCGTTTGGGTGAACTTGACGGCAACGGTCAGCTCTCCCGTTTGGTTCTTGCTACCACTTCACCAGCGTACAAACGTGCGTTTGCGAAGCTTGCTAAGCAAGAACAACACACTATGACCACTGAGGAAGCTGCTGCGGTTCAGACCGTTCGTGGTATGTCGGTTGGTACTGGTGCGGACGGTGGCGACCTTGTTATCCCTACCGATCTCGAGCCTGGCATTCGACTGTCTTCGGACGGTAATGCTGACCCGATTTCGGCTGGTGCGACCAAGGTCACCACTATGAGCAATAACTACCGGACGGTTACGAGCACTAATGCATCGTGGTCGTGGGACGCTGAACTCTCCGAGGTTAGCGATGATACCACTACGTTCACAGAGTTGGATATCCCGCTTTATTCCGCTAACGCTTTCATCCCCGTGTCAGATGAATTGGTCGCTCAGTCGGCTTCTTCTGTCACTGAGGTTGTTGGCAAGGTGCTTAACGCTGGTCATGAAGACTTGGTTGCTGCTGCTGTTGCGACTGGTACCGGTTCGGGACAACCTACGGGACTTATCGTTAGCCTTACCGCTAGCGCTGACAACGTAGTGACTTCCGCTACCGCTGACACCTTCGCATCTGCTGACCTGTATGCGACTTTTGAGGCTCTGCCCCCGAGAGTTCGACAGGCTGGCCGTGCGACTTGGGCCGCTAACATTGCGATCATCGATGAGATTCGTCAGTTTGCTACTGCAGACGGTTCGGACCTGATCGCTCGCATTGGCGACGGTACCCCGCTTAAGCTTCTCGGCTCGACTATTGCTGAGGCTTCCAACATGGACGGCACCTATGGTGCTGGCGAGAACTACGTTCTCGTTTATGGCGATATGAGCCAGTACTACATCGCTACCGCTATCGGTAGCACTGTTAAGTTCATCCCGACAGTTGCCGGTGCCAATGGTCGACCCATTGGCGCTGTTGGTTTCTACGTGAAGCATCGTTTCGGTGCCGACGTTGTAAACCCTGCAGCTTTCTCGCTGCTTAACGTCACCTGATCCTAAAGTTTAGGAGACGGTAAACAACGGTTTAGGTACTCGGGGCCGGGGTATTGGTCTGCTGACCGGCCCCGAGATACCTACCAACAAGAAAGGCCAATGTGGCTGATTACGTAACTATTGCAGAACTTAAGACCTACCTTGGCGGTATGACCCGGACCACCGACGATGACTCTCTTGATGGCGCTATAAAAGCGGCTTGTCGTGAGATTGACGGTTGGTGCCGACGCACGTTCACTCTTGATCTTTCCGCATCCGCTCGACAGTTCACGGCGACCGATGGCTATCTTGTGGCTATCGACGATGCGGCTTCTATTACTTCTGTGCAGACCGACACTAACGGTGATGGTACTGCTACCTCTACTATCACGAGCTACCAGACGATTCCGACTAACGGAGCTATGGATGGGCTCACTGGTTGGCCGACTACCGCTCTAGCTAAGTATTCTGGTGGCACTGCTTGGCCGCTGGTTGCTGGCGTTCCGACTGTGCACGTGACTGCACGGTGGGGGTGGCCGAATACCCCTGATGCAGTCCGTCAAGCGACTTTGATCGTTGCAGCTGAACTGTTCAAGACTGCGGAAGCCCCGTTGGGTATCACGGATTCTATTGGTGAGTATGGGGCTCTTCGTCTCGGTAAGCAGATAACTGCCAGGGCTGCTCGTCTTCTTGAGCCGTATCGAAGACTGCAGTTGGTCTGATGCCGTCCATACAGCAAGTTCGAGAGGCTTTGGCGGAAGCTCTGGACGACGTTTCTTCGGTTGAGGTTTACCCCACCATTCCGGGGAATGCTAACGGCCCCGCTGCTGTTGTTGGTTTCCCCTCAATCGGGTACCACGAGGCTATGGGCAATGGTCTAGTGCAGTATGAGATCCCGGTATATGTCCTTGTGGGACGTGCGGACGATATTGAGGCACAAGGCAAGCTCGAGGATTTGGTTTCGTCTGCTGGTGCGACCACTAGCCTTAAGGCAGTGGTTGAAGCCGATCAGACTTTAGGGTCGGTGGTCGATACTTCTATCGTTGACCGCTTCGAGCCCTTCGATGTTGGAACTCAATCATCCATCGGATATTGGGGCGGTATCTTACATGTTCGTGTTTGGGCTGTAGGGACTTAAGAGAGGACTACATGACAACGTTTGCACTCACTGATGCAGTGATAACGATTGATGAGAACGACCTTACCGGCGACTCCAGTAGTGTGGCGTTGAACGCTACTGCCGATGAACTGGAATCTACGACGTTTGGTAGCACCTACCGGTCAAAGATCGGTGGTTTAAAGACTGTCGAGATGACGCATGAGGGATTCTTCAACGTGGCCGCTAACCGGGTAGACCGGTATGCGTTCGCAGACTTGGCTACGACTACGGTCGTCCAGGTAGCCCCTACTTCGACCGATGGCGATACCGCTTATGGTTTCAACGGCCAACGGTTGGATTACACCATCGGGGGGACCGTTGGGGACATCATGTCGGCAACGGGTCTTGTGTCTGGCACTTCCTCGGTTGGTCTGGTGACCGGTAAGCTCGCTTACCGTGACACCGGCAACGTGACGGTTGGCGCTACCGCTTCCGCCAACGCTTGTGATTTCGTTTCGGTCGCTTCCGGTGACACGATGTATATTGCAACTAGTTTGTTGGCGAACACTGCTGACACTTGTGATGTGGTTGTGGAACATGATGACAATAGTTCGTTCACTTCCGCCACTACTCATACGACGAGGAACTATACATCCACCACTTCGGAACTGTTTAGCCTCGGCACTGCTGGGACTACAGAACGGTACTGGCGAGTCACTGTGACGGTTGGCACTACCGGAGATTACACAATCCCCGCTATATCTATCCTACGCATTCCTGCGTAGCTCTACCCAAAGGATAAATGACAATGGCTACATTCGCCTTTATTGACGCTTACGTTGAAGTCAACAGCGTTGACCATAGCGATCATGTTCGCTCGGTTACTCTGCAGACTACTGCGGAAGAGTTGGACGATTCCGCTATGGGTGACACCTACCGGTCAAAGATTGGTGGACTCAAGGATGGTTCGATCTCCATTGAGTTCAATCAGGATTTTGCTGCGGGCGAAGCTGACGCTTCGTTCTTCTCGATCCTCGGCACTGTCGTAACTTTCGAGATTCGCCCCGACTCTGATGCTGCTAGCGCTACCAACCCTAAATATACCGGTAGCGTTCTCATCAACGACTACAGCCCTGTAGCTAACGGTGTTGGCGATCTCGCCACGCTCTCGGTTACTTGGCCCACCACGGGGACTATCACCAGAGCCACTTCTTGATAGATGGCGAATCGTGACTTCCAAGTCCGAGTTAAGAACGGTCGTGAACTTCGCTCTCGGTTACGGGGTGCGGAGAACAAAGAACTGCGTAAAGCGAACCGTGATTCGTACCAGAAGGCGTCGGAAGTTATCGCCGAACAGGCGAGGCTTAACGCTCCCGAGGGTGCTACCGGGAAACTAAGGAAGTCGATTAAGGGTAGAGGTACGCAGCGTGCGGGAACGGTGAAGGTCGGTACGGCCAAATCTGTTCCCTACGCTGGTGCTATCCATTGGGGTTGGAAGAAACGAAACATACAACCTAACCCGTTCGTGACCCGAGCGATACAGACCCATCTAGGTAAAGCTCGGAAGGTGTTTGAGCGGGAGATATCGAAAGTTGCTAAACAGCTATCCAGCTAAAGAAAGAGCAGACTATGCAAATTGACATCAACGACCTTACGCTCGATGAGATCGAGAAGATTGAGGACAGGACAGGGGTTGCTTTCAACCTCATTCAGGAGCGGTCTATAGCCAAGCTGGCTAGGGGTATCGCTTTTGTTTCTCTGCTCCGTGGTGACTCGGGGTTGGCCGACGATGAAGCTTGGATGCAGGCCGGTTCCGTGAAGATGGCCGATGCCGTGGCGATGATTTCCGACGACGAGGTGGAAGAACTGGACCCTACCAACGCAGCAAGCTGATAGCTAAGCTGCGGTTAATGTCCGAGTTCGGGTTTGGTTGGGGTGAGTTGCATCAGTTGACTCTTGGCGAGTTCAACCAAATAATCAGTCTGGTTGATGACCGGGACAAGCAGCAGGAACGAGAACGAAAGTTCGCTGAGATGAGGAAGCGGTAAGCGTGGCCACTAAGCCTATTGTTATCGAGATCGTTGGTGACAGTAAGAAGTTCAATAAGTCCGTCGATAAGATCGACACTAAGATGGGGAAGCTTGGCGGCTCCGTCAAGAAGCTTGGCGGGCTGTTCGCTGGCGCTTTCGCTGTTCGCAAAATCGTCGATTTCGCAGGAGAGGCAAGTAGACTTGCGGAGGAAGCGGACGCCATCAACGCATCTACTGAGGCTCTGATTGAGTCTACTGGCGGGGCTGCTAACGTCACTGCCGACGAGGTACAGCGCTTATCTGATACCTTGCAGGAGTTCTTGCATGTGTCTGATGACACTATCCAGGAGGGCAGCAACCTACTTCTAACCTTTACGAATATCAAGAACGAGGTCGGTGAGGGTAACGACATCTTTAACCGTGCGACTGCGACCGTGCAAAACATGGCCGCAGCGTTCGAGACGGACGGTAAGTCTGCGGCCATCCAGCTCGGTAAGGCGCTAAATGATCCTATTGCGGGCATCACTGCGCTCTCTCGGTCCGGTATCCAGTTTACCGAAGACCAAAAAGATATGATTAAGCAAATGGTCGAGTCGGGGGATATCCTCGGTGCCCAAAAGATCATCCTTGACGAGTTGGCCGTGCAGACCGAGGGTGCTGCGGCTGCTAGCGCTACTGCTGCCGACAAGATG